AGAGGTTGCCCAAAACTTTCCGTATCGGTGTGTCCATGTTCAGGGCTGCGAAGCCGATGATGTGATTGCTTTCCTTGCAAAGCGATACTGTCAGCGGGAAAAGGTGTTGATCCTCAGCGGCGACAAGGATTTCGGTCAGTTGCAGTTGCACCCAAATGTGGCACAATACTCGCCCATGCTGAAGAAGTTCGTGACGGTGGAAAACCCGAAGCAGTTCTTACTTGAACACATCATCAAGGGCGATTCGTCGGATGGAGTGCCGAACATTCTTTCGGATGATGACTGCTTCATGGCAGAGGACAAGCGGCAGAAGCCCGTGACAAAGAAGCGGATTGAAGAGATTCTTGACCATCTTGCGGCAACAGGAAAGGTTCCTGAAAAGTATGCCACAAATTGGGACAGAAACGCTAAACTAATTGACTTGTTGCGTATTCCAACGGACTATGAAGAAAAAATTGAAGCCGAATGGAATAAACCTTTTTCCCCTTCCCGCAGCAAGATTCTTCCCTACATGATAGAGAAGGGGCTACGCAACCTTATTGGAGACATCCAGGATTTCTAATGGAAGACCGTTTTGACTACGACAGCCGTGACCCTGCCGCAAAGAAGGCGCGAAAGAGTGCTGATCGCAAGCACAAGAGCCGCCGCCGTCACGATGGAAAAGAACACCTGAAGCGATATGTGGAAGACTACAACGCAGGAAAGCGAGATTTTGATTATGACGACTACGAAGACTAATTCAATTACCATCTCAAAGAAGACTCTTGACATTCTGAAGAACTTCTCTGCCATCAATGCTGGCATCACGGTGAACGAAGGCAATGTGCTGAACACCGTTGAGTCAGGCAAGAGCATCGTGGCAGAGGCTCGTGTGAGCGAAACCTTTCCAAAGAAGTTTTCCATCTACGAGTTGAACAAGTTTCTTGGAACGGTCAGCCTATTCAAGGATCCAGAGTTTGTGTTTGAGGACAACTACATCCTCATCAAGAGCGGCAAGGCTAGCGTGAAGTATTGGTATTGCGATCCCACTCTTGTGGTGTCCACCAACAAGCGGATCAATATGCCGAAGGCTGTCGTTAAGTTTGATCTTGACGGGAAGGAGTTTGCCGAAGTTCTGAAGGCAGCATCCGTGCTTCAGGTGATGCACATGATTGTGCGTTCATCGGAAGACGGTTCGCGGATTGAACTGGCGGTGTCTGACAAGAGCGACAGGACTTCCAATTCGTTCTGTGTGGATGTGGGAGAAAACACCTCTGGTGCGAAGTTCGAATTCATCTTTGATGTGGACAACCTGAAGATGATTCCCGGCGACTACACCGTTGAGATTTCGGAGAAGGTTGTGTCGTGCTTCTCCAACAAGAATGAACCTATTACCTATTGGATTGCTCTGAACGCCGATTCCACTTACGAGGCTTGATTGTGACTACAACTGAAACCGTGAAGGGTCTTTGGGTTGAGAAGTATCGTCCACGCAGTGTGGGCGACTGTATCCTGCCACAGGAAACGCATGATCTTTTCATGCAGATGGTAGAGCGCGGCGAACCACAGAATCTACTCCTAAGTGGGGGTGCTGGCTGTGGAAAGACCTCTGTTGCCCGAGCATTGTGCAATGATCTTGATTGCGACCATATTGTGGTGAACTGCTCCGAGGATGGCAACATTGATACGCTGCGGACTCGCATCCGAAACTTTGCATCCACCGTGTCTCTCATGGATGGAGTAAGGAAAGTGGTGATACTGGACGAGTTTGACTACTCAAACGCACAGTCCACTCAACCTGCCCTTCGCGGTTTCATTGAGGAGTTTGCAAACAACTGCCGATTCATTCTGACCTGCAATTTCAAGAATCGGATAATTGAGCCTCTGCACTCCCGATGCACGCCTATTGATTTCAGAATTCCCACGAAGGAGAAGGCTCAACTCGCAGTAAAGTTCCTGAAGCGAGCGGAGGAGATTCTTGGGGAAGAGGGAGTGGAATACGATCAGAAGGTGGTTGCCCAACTCATCAGCAAGCACTTCCCTGACTTCCGCAGGACTCTGAACGAGTTGCAGCGGTATTCGGTGAACGGTAAGATTGATGTGGGTATTCTACAGACAATGGGCGATGTTCAGGTGAAGTCCCTGATGAAGTCCATGAAGGCAAAGGACTTTACGGCAGTCCGTAAGTGGGTGGTAGAGAACCTAGACAACGATCAGACCCGTATCTACCGATCCATCTACGACAGCCTGTATGAATACGCGGAACCCGCATCCATTCCTCCTGCCATCCTGATCCTTTCGGACTATCAGTATAAGGCTGCGTTTGCGGCTGATGCGGAGATCAATACCACCGCGTGTCTGGTTCAGTTGATGATGGAAGTGAAGTTTAAGTAATGGCACGGAATCGGAGTATACGAAAAGGTAGAGTGTTCAAGGATTTTAAGGACAAGCGGGAGTATCAGACACCTATAGATCCTGCTGATTTTCCTGATCCCCCGCACTATTCCATAATGCCCGAAGCCGTTCGGGAGATGATGAAGCAGGACATCACCAAAATGCCACGATCCGAACTTGATGCGATGATGCGTATCAATAAGCAATACCTGAAGGAATACAACAAGAAAACCAATGGCAGGAAGACACGATGTCGCACCAACTGACTGATTATTTGAATGCCATCAATGTGAACAAGGAACCCCTCATGGACGAGAGTGAGGTTTACGCAAAGCACTCGTATCCCCCGTTCGTGGTGGCACGGTGCCTTTCGTATTTTCCCGATACCCTGTTTGCTGCCAACGAAGTAAATATTCGTCCCGTGATGGATTCAAAAATGCACTTTGACTTTCTGCGGGGTGCCGTCCGTCCGCGCAAGCGGTTCTCCAAGTGGCTCAAGCGGGAGGAGGACGAGCGTGTGGCGGCTCTGGTGGAGTATTACGGCATCTCTAGCCGAAAGGCACGGGAAGCCCTCACCGTCCTGACAGAAGATGCAGTTTCTGAGATTGTGGCTCTAGTGAGCAAGGGTGGAAAGAGATAGATTTCTAAATAGTTCCGTGTCAGTTCAGAATTAATGGAGTGAACAGAACATGGAACAAGACGAACGCTATATCGACCTTGAAGCAACCGATCTTCTAGAGGTCACCCTACAAAAGCCTGATGACTTCTTGAAAGTCCGTGAAACGCTTACCCGAATTGGCGTTTCGTCCCGCACCGAAAAGAAACTGTGGCAGTCGTGCCACATTCTCCACAAGAAGGGCAAATACTACATTGTCCACTTCAAGGAGATGTTTGCTCTAGATGATCTGCCCACATCCATAAATTCTGAAGACATTGGACGGAGAAACACCATCGCCAACCTGCTAGAGGAGTGGGGACTTGTCAAGATTGTTGACAAGAAAAAGGCTGAAGAGCGAGTCCCGCTAAACAAAATAAAGATTCTCCCGTACAAGGAGAAGGGCGAGTGGGAATTGTGTCCTAAATACCACATAGGGCGTTCCAAGAAGAACATCAAACCCGAAGAGTGAAAATGGAGATTCATAATGAGACTAGTGATAAAGTTCCCCACCCGTAATCGTCCGGACAAGTTCAAAGCCGTATTCACCCGATATCTGACATTCCTCAGTGGTCGGCATGATGTGCGGTTCATCCTCACTATGGACGAGGATGATCGGACCATGAACAACGATGCCATGCACCAGTGGATTGCCACCCGTGCCCGTTGTGCCCAAATAGAGTGCTTTTATGGGAACTCCAAGAGCAAAATTGAGGCTTGCAACGCTAATCTAGAGGGAGTGGATGGCGATGTTCTGATGCTGGCATCAGACGACATGGTTCCTGTCCACATGGGATACGACGAGATCATCAGTCAGGTGTACGCACAGGCTTTTTCAGACTACGATGGTGCCATCAAGTTCTGGGACGGCTTGCGCCCAAAGGAAGACCCGCTGATGACTCTCACAGTCATGGGGTTCCCTCTGTACAAGCAGTTCGGATACATCTACAATCCTGAATACAAGTCCCTGTATTGCGACAACGAGCAAACGCAGGTGTGCATGGCATTGGGCAAGTTGCGGCGTTGCGACCTGTGCATCATTCAGCATCAGTGGAGCGGGGAGCCGTGGGACGAACTCCATGCAAGGAATGAGAACAAGGAAATGTACGGAATCGACGGAGAAACCTTTAAGCGTCGTGCAGCCAATAAATTTGAAATGGAGAAGATGTTCTATGCCGGTACCAGCAAGTGAAATCAAGTTTAGCATTCTTATTCTGTCCATTCCATCCCGTTTTGAATCGCTGAAGGCGGCAGTCACGCACCTACAGGAACAAGCCGATGCCACTGGACAGGGCAAGTCCGTTGAGATTCTTGTGTTGCTTGACAACAAGTCTAAGAGCATTTCCGAGAAGCGCAATGACCTGTTGCATATGGCACGGGGCAAGTACATTGCGTTCTTGGATGACGATGATGCTGTGAACAAGGACTACATGAGTAAGATACTGACTGCGATTGACGAGAACGATGTGGACTGTATTACATTCAATCAGTGGTGTAGTCTTGACGGTGAGCCAATGGATGTAGAGTTTGGCATCGGTAATCCGCATGGTCAGTTGTGGCGCGATGAGGAGGGATTCCTTGGCGACATCAAGCGTCCACCTTATCATATGTGTGTGTGGCGGCGCGAGATTGCAGTGAGTGAGGCTTTCAATCCTGTATATGGTTCAAACGGTCAGTCCAGTGAAGATATAGACTGGCTAATGCGCCTGTATCCAAAGGTGCAGACCGAGTATCACATTCCTGATGCCCTACACGGTTATATTTACAATTCAAAGACCACCGAATCGCTTGTCTCACAGGATCAGCAGTGAAGATACTCCTGAACTACGCAGACGGAAAGTTCTTGGAGTCACAGTTCAAGAACAGTCAGACGGGTCTTGCAGCAGGATTCAATGTTGTGTATCAGATGAATCGGAGTGAGATTGACCCTGATTTTTATACACGCCACAGCGATATTCTTAATCAGCGCAGAGGCGTTGGATACTGGTTATGGAAGCCGTATTTTATCCAACGAATTTTGAAGACTATGAACAATGACGATATCTTGTTCTATGCTGATTCTGGATCAGTTTTTGTGCGTAGAATGGAACCAATTTTTAATGCTGTTCGTTCTGATGAGCGAGGAGTTCTTTGCTTTACCCTGGCAGGAAAGCATTCCGAAAGGTTATGGACGAAGCGGGATCTGTTCCTGCATATGGGAATGTACTCTTCAGAATACACCGATAGCCCTCAACGAATGGCTAGTTTCATGTGCTTCAGAGGGACTGATTTTGCACGGGAGTTGCTGACTGAATACTTGTATTTGGCTACCAATGCACATTTGGTCACGGATTCTCCGAACTCTGATGGATGGATTGAACCCGACTTTAAGGATCATCGCCACGATCAATCTGTGTGGAGTCTATTGACAAAGAAGCATGGAGTCACTATACTTCCTGATCCCACACAGTGGGGTGTTCAGCATGGCGAGAATACAGAAGAACACCAATACATTTTTCACACGCGAGATCCAAGATGACCACTGTGACCACTGCAAACATTCAGATGTTCTGTCTCTTTCACAAAGGATTGCGCGAAGAGATTTATGAGCCATACAAGGAGTCTCGGCACAAGTTCACCTTTGTGCGGGTAGGAAACCATGAATATACGGTAAAAAGCGATTGGATTCGTTCTGCTGTGCTTGACGCAAATACGCTATCACGATTTGTTCCATACGGTCCACGATGGGCTGAATACGAGTTCTTGTTGAATCTTGTTTCCGATCCCTCCACCTTTGATTCCGTTGTTACTGGCGATTGGATAGGTATGACGCAGTACGATCACGGCATGGAGATTGGTTTTTCTAATATGCCTCTGTTTGATTTTTTCGATTGGAAAATTTACGGGTCAAGTAAATTCAGCAGTGATCGTGATTACTTTGCACTACGCACATTTCCAATTCGTGAATATGAACTTCCTGTGAATCAGACCTGCATGGACTATGCTCATCCACAGCGTTTGCAGGGTCAGCCGTCTTGCTATTCAGTCATGGCTGAACACTACAACGAATACTATGGAACACGGAAAACACAGTATGATATTTTTCTCCATGATGAAAACAAGTTACCACTATGTTCGTCTTTCATCATGGGTAGAAGACAGTTCAAGGATTTGGTGTGCTATTTGCGTTGGGTCGCAGATAAAAAAAACATTGACTGTTTTGATCCTGCAAAGACTTGTAGGCAGCAGGGTGGACTCATGGAAAGATATCTTGCTTCTTGGTTTATCTTCAGCGGCATGAGGATGTTCGATTCTTCTGTAAAGGTAATCTCACTATGAAAACAGTAACACTCGAAAACGGAAAAATTCTTTTGCCGATGTGTATAAACCTTGAGCGCAGCAAGGATAGAAAAGAGTATGTTCAAAAGTGTTGTTCTTCTCTTGGATTTCCTATAAATTTTTTGAAGGCAGTTGACAAAAACTTCATCGTTGATCGAAGTACGGGACAACCAATCAAGACCGAGCAAGTAATATGTGGTGGCTCGGATCTTGTTGATGGGGTCACGAAAGAGATCAACATCTTTGTGAACGATCCGGAGTATAGTGATAGAAACTATCAGTACTGTCCACCAAGTAAATACTGCACTGTATATAAGCCCTATGTGCATTCTCTGTATGTTGCTGCTATAGGATGTGCGCTTTCGCATCTAGAGTGTATGCGAGTTTGCTCGGAAACAAAAAGCGATTATGTGCTGATACTTGAAGACGATATTTCTTTTGCACAAATAGACTATCGTTCTGCTCTTTCTGTTGTTTGCTCTGAACATTTTGATATTTGTATTGTTGGCACATCACCACAAAGACCATACACATACCAACAAAACGGATTCTCGAACGATTATCTTTACGAAACTTCAAGAAATCAGTGGTACAGCGGAGCATCTGCATATATTGTGAGTCGTGAGTTTGCTGAAAAGAGAATTCCGTTTGAATTAGTTTCTTGTGCAGCAGATGAGTTTTTTGGGTATGCACAACTAGAAATGAATGCTAGAATACTAGCGATGAAAACCCCGATTTTTGGTCTTTCAGATCATTGCGTGGCAAGCACAAACACACCAAGGAACACATGACCACAAAAAAAGAATTGCGACAAGTTACTCTAATTGGAGTAGATGGAACAGGAGAGGATCTGACTGCATTAGATTGGGTTCTTTCTTTTTGCATGGAACATTTTTGTTTTCACTCTGTTCTTCATATTTCTGGAGGAGGAGTTTCTTCGTCATACGATGGGATTGACCGAATTGGTGTTCCTAGAATGTCTTATATTGACTACAACAAGTTTTGCTTGTATTCTCTTCCCGATCTCGTGCAGTCTCAATACTGTATGATTGTCCATGCAGATGGATTCATAGTGAATCCGAATCTTTGGGAAGACAAGTTTCTTAATTACGATTACATTGGCGCACCTTGGTACATTTCTGACACTGAAGTTCTTCCTTGGCTGAGTGGATCTCCAAATATTGTCGGAAATGGTGGATTCTGTATTAGAAGCAGGAAATTTTTGGATTTCTCAAAATCGTTTGTTGGGTATGATGGTACAAGAAACGAAGATGTGTTTTTGTGTATAGACAATTATTCGAAGGCTATAGATGAAGGAATCAAGATTGCGGATCGTGATACAGCGGCAAGATTTTCCGTAGAAATCATCAGCAACAGATATCCAACCATAAACAATTCCTTCGGATTTCATGGCAAGCATAACTTGAATGCAGCAATTGAAATCATAAACAGTAGGAGAACAAAATGAACACGCTGATAACCTCACTTCACTGGGACGACAATCCTCCACAGATCATGGAAAAGCAAAAGAAAGTGTTTGACAAGTTTGGCTACGATATTGTTCAAACCCGAGCGAGCATTCGTCATCCAGATTACATGGATTGGGTGATGAACAACACTTCATACGATAGATACCTTTTTGTTGATAGCGACTGTATTCCACTCAGTCGTGATGTAGTTGAAGAGGCTCTAGAAAAGGTTAGTGGATCAACGAAGGTGTTTGGGTGTGCTCAGGCTACTAATCATCTGTCTCCTCTGTTCAACAAGCACATTTATGCTGCTGCTTTTTTTCTCCCTCTGACACAAGACATTTATAACAAATTGGGTCGCCCATCATTCAGAGAAACATATCGCTCGGATGTAGCAGCAGAACTTACATGGAGTGCAAAAGAAAGAGGAATTCCGGTAGAACTCTGGTATCCCAAGCGCAGCAAGAAAGACTTGATTTGGAACCTTGGTGATTGGGGTAAGTATGGGGTTGGTTCTTTTTACGGTCCAGAGGGAACAGATGAAGAAAAGGTGTTTCATCTTTTTGAAATTAGAGTCAGCGTTGAGCGCGGAACTCTAAATATTTTCTTGGACGAGTGCGACAGGATCACAAACCTATGAGTAATAAGATATCTGTATACGGTTCTACAGGATTTATTGGATCTCGTTATTGTGAGATGTTTCCCGATTCTCTTCCTGTACCAAGAGAGCAGAACGATCCTCTTTCGGATCATGTTCTGTATTTCATAAGTACCACGCATAACTATAATATTTTCACAGATCCCCATAAGGATATAGATACCAATCTCACAAAAATGGTTAATGTGCTTGAAGCGTGCAGAAAGAAAAATCAAAACACGATTTTCAATTTTGTCAGTTCGTGGTTTGTGTATGGCATGAATTGCACTCTGCAAACAAAGGAGTCGGATATATGTGATCCGCGAGGATTTTACTCCATCACCAAACGCGCAGCAGAACAGATGCTTGTGTGTTATTGCAAGACGATGGGAATGAACTATCGAATCTTGAGACTAACGAACATTATTGGTCCGGGAGATAGAGGAGTTTCTGCAAAGAAAAATGCTATACAATATATGATTCGTTTGTTGAAAAACAATGAGCCGGTGAAACTATATGATGGTGGATGCAACATAAGAGATTTCATGTATGTGGATGATGCTTGCAGGGCTATTGATGTGTGTATCAGGAATAGCCCTGTAGAAGAAACAATCAACATAAGCAACAGTCAACCACTTTCCATATCCGAAGTCATAAACTACGCAAAAAAGAAATTGAATTCTTCTTCCGAAATTGTATCAATTGAGACTCCCGATTTTCACAAGGTAGTTCAGGTCACTAATGTTTGTTTGGACAACAGTAAACTACTGTCATATGGTTACTCTCCTTCGATACATACATTCGAAGGGATAGATCGAATTTTAGAAAATTGAAAGGTATATCATGGAACTAGTCGTAACTGGTGGAAGAGGATTCATCGGCAGTCATTTTGTAGAAAAGGCTCTTCAAGAAGGTCACGATGTGGTCGATTTCGATTGCATGAGTTATTGCTCACACGAAGAACTCCCTTTCGATAATCACCCAAATTACAGGCACATCAGAACAGACATTTGCGAAATTTCGCATTTACCGTCTTGCGATGTTGTCGTGAACTTTGCTGCCGAAACCCATGTAGATAACTCCATCAATGATACAAACCCATTCATTAAGAGTAATATTCTAGGGGTACACAATCTGCTCGAAATCATTCGCGGCAAGCAGACACACGAACGCCCTCTATTTCTTCAGATCAGCACCGATGAGGTTTATGGTGACAGAGCAGAGGGATCATTCTGCGAAACAGACAAATTGACTCCTAGTAATCCATATTCGGCTTCCAAGGCTGCTGCGGAAATGTTGGTTCTGTCGTATTACAGAACATATGGTATAAACTATCTGATTACTCGCAGTTCGAACAACTATGGTCCTCGTCAGTATTACGAAAAACTAATCCCCAAGTCTATTCGTTGTCTTGAAACGGGTAAGAAGATTCCTCTACATGGGGACGGATCTTATGTTCGTGATTGGATTTATGTCAAAGATAATGTGAACGCAATCTATACTTTGATTCAAAATGGAATCCGCAACGACACATTCAATATCGGAGCAGATAATCATATGACCAATCTGGAGGTAGTTAGGTATTTATTGAATACTTTTCAGAAGACCACAGATGAAATACAGTTTGTCCCTAATCGGTGGGGTCAAGACTTGCGTTACTCTCTTAATACTGATAAGATACGAGCAATCGGTTGGAATCCAGAACACACAAAAGGAGTATTCAAATGGTGGAACTAAACATCATGCATCAAGACAAGCAAAAGATGCTGAATGATCTCGTTACAGAGATTGTTAAGTCAAAGTATAAGCCTTGGGTTTCTGGAACCGATTGGGTTCAATATTCTGGTTCCGTTCTAGACGAGAGAGAATACATTGCCGTAATTGAGTGTCTGCTAGAGGGATGGCTTGCTTTGGGTGAAAATGGCATTCGTTTTGAGAATAAGTTTCCAAAGCGTCTTGGAAAGGAACACGGTTGTCTGTCAAACAGTGGATCTAGTGCAAATCTGCTGATGATTACTGCCCTAGGTTCAAAGAAACTGTGGAATCTCCCAAAAGGTTCAAAAATTATCACTCCTGTTGCAGGGTTTCCAACTACAATAAATCCAATCATCCAAAACGGATTTACTCCTGTGTTTATTGATATTGAGATGAAAACTCTGAATCTGAATATTGAGCAACTAGAAAATGCCGCAAAGAATGGAGCAAGCGCACTTGTTTTTGCTCATGTTTTGGGAAACCCTCCAAACATGGACGCTGTGATGGATATTGTTCGCCGTTATAACCTTATTCTTCTTGAAGACTGCTGCGATGCACTTGGAAGTACCTACAAGGGTCAGGCTTTGGGTTCTTTTGGTGAAATGTCTACTTGCTCTTTCTATCCTGCTCACCACATCACAATGGGAGAGGGAGGGTTTATAGCGACAAAGACTAAAGATCAAGAAATGATTCTCAAAAGTCTTCGTGAGTGGGGGCGTGGCTGCTATTGTTCTGGAAAGGCTTCTTCTTGCCTGAAGAATGGTATGTGCAAAAAGCGTTTCAGCAACTGGTTGCCATCTCTTCCTGACGAGATATTCGATCACAAGTATGTCTATGAAGAAATAGGCTACAACCTGAAACCTCTTGACCTACAGGCTGCTATGGGTCTTGTTCAGTTGGAAAAGTTAGATTCGATTATCGAAACTAGAAAACACAATTACCGCCGACTCCTTCAAATTTTTTCTCGCTACGAAGACAAGTTTATTCTTCCAAAAGCAACAGAAGGTTCTGATCCTGCATGGTTTGCTTTTCCGATTACTCTAAAGGCAAACTCTGGATTTAAGAGAACAGAACTAACAATGTTTTTTGAAGACAACAAGGTACAGACACGAAATTACTTTGGTGGAAACATACTTTTGCAGCCTGGTTATACTCATCTTGCACAGGGAAATCCAATTGTAGACTTCCCGAATGCAACCACGGCTACAACCAATACATTCTTCTTGGGTACTAGTCCAAGAATAACAGACCCACAGATTGACTATATCGAAGAAATTCTTACCAATTTTATGAAAGAAAGACGACCATGATAATCAATGAAGCACCAAGAAGAACCCCTATTGAACACTACTATAAGGATGATATGTTTGTCCCTTCTTGGTTCAGTTTTCCCAATCTATATTCCTATGTCGTTCAGAAGTTTCCTAGTGGAAGTCATTTTGTTGAGGTTGGATCGTGGAAGGGATGCTCTTCTTCTTACATGGGAGTAGAACTTCATAATTCCGGAAAGACTATTCGGTTTGATTGTGTTGATACATGGAATGGTACGGTAAACGATCCTGTTCACGATGCAGATCCTGATGTTCAGCAAAAGACTCTTTATGAAAAATTTTTGGCTAATACAGAACGGATTAAGGATTACATCAATCCAATAAGAATGGATTCGCTTCAAGCCGCAGCCACATATGAAGAAGGTTCTTTAGATTTTGTATTCATTGATGCGGATCACACATACGAAGCAGTAAAAAAAGATGTTGAGGCTTGGGTTTGCAAAATCAAGAACGGTGGTATTCTTGCAGGACATGATTATGCATGGTGCGAAGATGTTCGGAATGCTGTCCATGATGGACTTGGAATTGCTAAAGATAGAATGATGCACGATCCTTGGAATGAAGGTTGTTGGTGGATCACAATAGATAGGGAAAATGAAGAATGAGAGCACTAGTAACAGATTGATGGACTTCCAAAAGTTCGTCTTGAAGACTGGATTGCCGAGCATAAATAAGGTACAGGAGAAACTTTATCATGTCTACAGTATGTCTATCAATGATCGTAAAGAACGAAACGCACATCATCCATGAGTGTTTGGACTCCATCTCTCCACACATCGACTATTGGGTGATTGTCGATACGGGTTCAACTGACGGAACACAGGAACTCATCAAGAAGTATTTTGCCGAAAAGGGAATTCCTGGCGAACTCCACCAGCGTCCGTGGGTTGACTTTGGACACAACCGTTCAGAGGCTCTAGCACTCTGTGACGGCAAGGCTGATTACGCTTGGATGATTGATGCTGATGACCGTATAGTTGGAAACTTTGTTTATCCAAATGGTAAAAATCTCACACTTGATGGCTATGCGTTGAAGTGCGGACGCGACCAGTGCATCTGGTGGCGAAATCAAATCTTCAAGACAGGAATCGGGTGGAAGTATGTGGGAATCCTCCACGAATACGCCCACTGCGATAAGCAGCCGCTTCATCAGATGAAAATTGACGGCAACTATCATCTTGAAGCGCGAACTATCGGTCACCGAAATGTAAATGTGACTCCGGTGGAAAAGTATTCCAAGGATGCGATTCTCCTTGAGAAGGCTCTTGAGACTGATCCGAACAACACGCGCTACCAGTTCTATCTGGCGCAGTCGTATTTCGACTCGCAGCAGTGGGACAAGGCTATTGCAGCCTACTACAAGCGGGTAGAGATGGGTGGATGGGAAGAGGAGTGCTACTACTCCCTGTTCCGAATCGCTCTGTGCGAAATCTCCAAGGAGTCTCCGTGGACAACCGTGCAGCAGAAGTTCCTTGATGCATACGATTTCCGCCCGTGCCGTGCAGAACCTCTCCATGCGATTGCACGATTCCTACGGATGAACGGGCGACCCCGTGCTGCCTACCTGTTTGCAAAGGAAGCGGCTCAGATCCCGTATCCACATCAGGATATCCTGTTCATCGACAACAATGTGTATAATTGGATGGCACTGGATGAACTAGCAGCAACTGCATTTTTTGTGCATGACTACAAGACCGGACTGGCTGCTTGTGAAATATTGCTGAAGCAGAATCGTTTGCCAGAAAGCGAGATTGAGCGGAATCAAAAGAATCACGCTGCTTATACCGAAAGGTTACAGCAGATTCAGGGGATGCAAGCACAGGCGGGAGGGGTTGAACTTCTGCGACCGTCTGCAATCGCGGCTCCCGCTATAAATAATGTGAAGATCAAGACCTTCAAGAAGAGGAAGAAGTAATGGCTCGTAATTCACCATCAGGAAAGGGTCGTGGAGGTTTTGCAAGCGGTCTTACCCGTAGAGGAAAAAGGCACAAGATCGTTATAAAGAGGCAGAACCGCCTGCGTAATGTTCTCAACAAGGAAAAGGCACACTAATGGCATCCGCTTACTACGACATCAACACACAACAGAACTCCACTTTCAATTTTCATTTGGAGTATTACGATGACAACGGCAATCCTATCAACCTGAGTGGATACACCGCACGATTCCATGTTCGCCCAAGCACAAACAGTGACTCAAAGTATCTTGAGATCACCACTAGTGGTGTTACTGGCGGGGGAACAACCGGAGAGTGGAGCGGAACCACTGGTGGTGTCTCTGGCAGCGGTAGAATACACATGAACACCGCAGAAACAGGCGGAGTTTTTACTGGTGGTATGCTCATCACTGCTGATGCCACCACTATGGGAAATGTTCGGGTTGGTTCGTGGAAGTATTCTCTTGATCTGACTCTTGGTGTGACTACGGAGGAGTTGATGAACGGTCAGTTTGTCGTTTCTCCGAAAGTCACGCGGTGAAGATACGAGTAACAGAAAACAATATTTCTGTAAAGCCCAAACAGACAGAGGGAAGACTTATTTGTTTTCGCAAGGAGTGGAGTGTCAAACCAAAGCCCAAAGGAGTGATACTTCAGCGATTCAAGCAAAAATCAGTGTTGAAGACAGATGAGATGTTTGGGACTATTCTTCAAAAGAATCCCTTTCGGAGAATCCTGAAGCAAAACGATTGACACCCCTGCACCCTGTGCTATACTCCACCGCAAGGAGACTACATCATGGATACACCCACACTCGGTTTTTATATTATTCCAGACACAGGCGCAGAGGTTCCCGCGTTTGCCACAGACGGCTCTGCGTGTTTTGACATCTGTGCCCGATTCCATCACGACCCTGCCAATTCCGAAGGTGACTGGACCGCATACAAGCCAGTGATTGCCTACGGACCACAAAATGTCCGCATGGAACTCCACCCCACACATGGGGTGCTGGATGTGCCTGCGGGTTGGCGTTTCCTCATTCCCACAGGACTCATTTTGGATATTCCGCAGGGCTACTCCGTTCGGCTCCATGCACGGAGCGGACTTGCGCTGAAGGAGGGCTTGGTGCTTGCGAATGCGGAAGGGGTGATCGACTCCGACTACACAGACGAATTAAAGATCATGGTCACCGCAATCTCGTCGTGCATCGTGTCTGTTCCCAACGGGTCGCGCATTTGCCAAGGCGAACTGGTGCGGAATCAGCCTGTGTCGCTGGCACGGATTGACCACCCACCCATGCAGAAGACACAGCGCGAAGGTGGATTCGGCAGCACAGGACAGTTTAGTTGGGACGCAAACCCAGGAGCACAGCCATGACCCGAGATGAACTGCTGAAGTTTCACGAAGAGATCACAAAGGAAGCCCGTGACCTGATGAGCCTGAAGAATCGGGACTACGCAGGAAACGAAGGGCTTGAGCCGTTTGCAAACTTTACCCGTGTGGAGGCTATGGGCATCTGCAAGACAGAGCAGGGGTTCATGGTGCGCCTCACAGACAAGATGAGTCGCCTGTCCTCGTTTGTCCGCGCTGGTAAGATGCACATCAAGGACGAGTCTTTCAAGGACACCTGTGTGGATGTTATTAATTACATGGTTCTGCTTGCTGCATATTTGAAAGACAAAGAGTCGCAAAAGCCTTAAAATATTCAGTCCACGGTAGATTGAAATATTGCTGTCTGCTATACTACACCCATGCCCATCCGATACCTAGGTTACGCCTGTATGAACTTGTCTCTGTGTGAGGGACGCAAAGCAAAGGATCGGTTCTTCACAGACCGAACCCTGCGGATGGATCGCTTTTCCCTAGAGCGTGTGGGGGAACTTGGTGCGCGGAACGCTGCCGATCTCCTCCCCATCCTACAGTGGAATGTTGCGAACGGCATTCGGTTCTTCCGCATCGGCAGCGGTATGTTTCCGTTCATGGATCACCCCACGCTTGGCTATGGCATCGCGGACTTGTCTCCATCACACAGAGCGGCAATCATCGCCCACTTGTCCGCAGCGGGTGTATACGCAAAGACGAACGGAATGCGCCTGTCGTGCCATCCTGGTCCGTACACCTGCATTGCGTCCCCCGATCCCGACACCGTTAAGAAGAGTGTGCTGTGTCTCCAAATGCACTCACTCATCGCAGACCTGTTGGGCTACGGGGACGAGTTTGCCATCAACATCCACATGGGCGGAGTCTACGGCGACAAGCACCAAACCGCAGGGCGGTTCCTCCGGGAGTTCTCCCGACTCCCTGACAGTATCAAGCGGCGGCTCACACTTGAGAACGATGACAAGCCCTCAATGTGGAGCATGACCGAACTGTTCAAGGAGGTTGGGAAGCACTGCACCGTGAAACTAGTGTTGGACATCCACCACCACCGCTTCTGCCAACAGGAGTCCCTGTCCGAAGCAGCAGACATGGCATTCCGCACATGGAGCGGTTTCTGTGAAGTTCCAAAGGTTCACTACTCGGAATCCAAGGAAGGTGCGCGACCGCAAGCCCACTCCGACTACATTCGCAAGGAAATTCCTCCACTGTCGGATACGGTGGAGTACGATGTGATGATTGAAGCCAAAGCAAAGGATTTGGCTCTACTTG